TTCTATGTGAGGTTTTTATGACATCAAAGGTTAATTACTTGGTTACTTTTTATTTTGGATCAAGAAATAATAATGACTACAACAGTGAAATTGGTCAAGGAAAATTTTTCTTTCCAGAAAAGCATTTTGAATTTTTAGAAAAATATCCTCATGACAATCTTGGAAAAGTTATATTTGTAATTAATATGACTAGGTATGATAGCAAAGATGAAATTGAAAATTATTTTAAGGAAAATAGTTCCAGAATTTCTGATGATGTAGAGTTCACTTTATTGTTTAGAGAGAATACTCAATTTTGTTATGGTGGGTGGAATGATGGTATTATGGATGATCTCAATGAAGATAGTGATTCGGAATATTATTTTTGTATAGAAGAGGATTATATTCTTGCAGATCATGATTCCATGTTACCAATGATTGAGAGATGTAAGGGTGATGTTGCATATGTATGTTCCCACTCTGTAAATGATCACCCAAATCATATTGATCATGCCTCACATGTAGAGGGAGTTTTATCAAGAGAATCTTGTAAAAATGTCTATAAAAAATACGGATCACCCCTTTATATAATTGATGGCAATAATGATTATCCTCATGCATGGAAAATACAAGAAACATATTTCAGGTATCATTTAGAAATGGGATATAAAATAACTGATTATCTGGATGAATATTCCTCAGATTTTCTTGATACTGGATCTATGAGCATTAGAACTTTTGGTGATAAAAATACTAAAAGATTAATTGTTCCTATCACACATAAACAATATCCTGCATATACATCATGACTTTATTTTCTATTTGTGTTCCTACTTATGAGATGTCTGGTTATGGGCCTGAAATGTTAAAAGGTTTCTTTGAAAATTTGAAAAGTCAAACAGTTCAAGATTTTGAAATAGTTATTTCGGATCAAAGTGAGGACTTAGAAACCTATAAAATATGTGAAGAATACTCTAATATACACACAATAAAATATATAAAAAATTTCTATGCAAATGGAAGATCAGCACATAATTTAAATACATGTATAGATTCTTCTGTAGGTAAGATTATAAAAGTAATGTTTGAAGATGATTACTTTTTAGATGTTAATGCCCTTAAAAAAATATCTGAAAAATATAATCACGGATTCAAATGGGTTATGAATTCATTTACTCATACAAAAGATGATAAAAACTTTTTTAATCCAATGATTCCTAAGTTAAATGATAATTTACTTGATGGGGTTAATACTATGGGTAATCCATCAAACCTATCTTTTCTTAGATCACATAAACAATATTTTGATGAAGACTTACTGTACATAGTTGATTGTGAGTTTTATTACAGAATGAATCTTTTATATGGCAATTTTGGTCTGGTAGATGATATACTAGTAGCAATTAGATATCATGAAAATTCTGCAACTTTTAATCCAGAATTTGTTTCTAAAAAAGATGTAGAAATAAATTACTGTGCTAACAAGTACTTACAACTTTTATAAAAACTGAAATGACTTTATCATTCAATCACCTTGGTAGATTAGGTTATCTTGCTAATCAAATGTTTCAATATGGTGCTATTAAGGGTATAGCAGAACATAATAAAATTGATTATATGATTCCGCATGATGATGAGATGCAATTATTTGATGGTTTTCATATGGAAACTGTAACTGATCTTAGAGGATTTCTTGGAGATGTAACTAGAAGAGATGGTAGAGGTGCTCCCGTAGGATGTAATATGGTAGCAGAGAGGGGTTTTGAATTTGATGAAGAATTATTTAACAACCCTCCAGTAAATACATCTTTGTATGGATTTTTTCAAACAGAAAAATATTTTTTAAATGTTTGGAATGATTTACAAAAAGATTTTGTATTCAAAGATGAAATATTAGAACCATGCTTAGAGTTTATAAATTCTATTGATGGGAAGAAAACATCAGTACATCTTCGTAGGGGAGATTATCTTCAAAATTCTGCAAATCATTATAACTTATCAGATCAATGGTTTGAAAATGCAGTTAAACAATTTCCTAATCAAAACATTCTAGTATTTTCTGATGATATAGAGTGGTGTAAAAAACAAAAAATGTTTTCTGATGATAGATTTTTATTTTCAGAAACATCAGATGGTAAAGTTGTTAGACCAGATGGTAGATGGGATAGTTCAAATATGGATCATTGGTATGATTTGTGTTTGCAATCTTTATGTGATAATAATATTATTTCAAATAGCACCTATAGTTGGTGGGGTGCTTACTTGAATAAAAATCCCGACAAAATAGTTATATCGCCAGATCCTAAAACAAAATGGTTTGGGCCTAATAACTCTCATTTAAATACAAAAGATATTATTCCTTCAACTTGGAGATTATTATAATGGATAAAAATAAAGCAGCTTACAAACTAAAAGGAATACCACCAGTTTATTGTATTAACTTAGATGGTGAACCAGAGAGATGGTTTTATATGGAGACTCAATTTAAGTATTGGGAGATTGAGAACTATACACGTATCTCTGCATATGATGGTCGTGAAGATGATCTAAGTGATATATTGAAAGGAAAGTATCCAGATAATATGAACTCTGGTGAGGTTGGTTGTGTGACATCTCATCTAAAAGCAATGAAAGAGTTTCTAAAAACAGATGAACCTTATGCTTTCATAATTGAAGATGATTGTGATTTTAATCCTGTAAGACATTGGGATTTTTCTTGGAGAGACATCATGTCAAAGATACCATATGACTTTGATGTATTTCAAACTGCTATTATAAATCCTGGTGCTTTGTTTATTAAAATGCATAAAAGATTTGTAAATGATTTTTCAACAGCATCATATGTCATTACTCGTCATCACGCAGAAAAACTTGTAAGATTACATTGTCGTGGTGATAAGTATAAATTAGATCAAGGATCAAAACCAAGAGCAGTTGCAGATGATTTAATATACAACTCTGGGAATACATATGCAATGCCATTACTTCTTTATAAAATAGAGATGGGTTCATCGATACATGGTGACCATGTAGAGGTATTTCATCGTAGTAGTCATAATGGTCTTAGTAATTTTTGGAAAAATGATTCTAATAAAATTGAGAGTTGGGATCAAATATTTGACTATGACCCATATCTAGGGAGACTGCCACCAGAAGAGGGAAAATAGTTTGATTTCGTAACACTTGACAAAAATATAAAGAAAGTGTATAATAAATACTGTTACATAGAACGAAGGC